ATACATCTCTACTGCTTGAGCTTTTTTGTCGTCATCCCACGCCATTTTTCTACCTCGTTTTCTATAATATTCTGGAAGCCCAAGAGCAAAGCCTGTGCGTTCCCGTTGTTGTTGATAAAATCTATCTCCCATATATATATATTATACAGAAATTTAGATTGTAAGTCAAGAAATATTTTTCAATTCCTTAATATTTTAAACCACTGATGTAATCTAATTTTTCTGAGGCAGCAGCTGCTTTCTCAATTTGTTCATCGACAGCACCTACGATATCGGAATGTTCTCCAATACCTGCAGGGTGTCTTAGGTACACCTGTATATTTGCTTCGGCTTCCGCCATAGCTGCACGATATCTCAGTATCAATGCTGCTCTTATTTCATCATTCATTTTTGTTTCCTTGTTACTGCATCGCAGTATGATACTACCCAAGTTTTTCTTACGCCTTCAAAGAAAGCTATCTGCCATATAAAGGGTACAATAAATACTACCCCCAGGCCATACACTATTAAATGTAATGTTTTCAACTTAGTTAGCAGTTGCTCTTCTCTATCTTCTAAGATATGTGCTATGTAACTAAAAGTTCTATACACAATCATGATCCATGTACTAAGATAGATCGACAGAAGTATATATAATACTTCCACTGTTTACTCCTATATTCTGGCTCCATACTGTTCTAAATGCTTTAAACTACCTAAGTCATAGCTAGTGTAGTGAGCATGAAACCCGCCTTCCTTGATGAATCCAAAGTAAGGACTCTCAAAGTTTGTTAATTCTATGACATATACATGATAGACTTTGCAGTCATGTTTCTTACTATATACGCCTTCGCTCATTATACGAGCAGGTAAATCATACCTAGTACACCATACTTTTTCTCCCACTTCGAATTCGTCTGATACGCACTCGTCTGGTAGGTATCCCATTTTACTTTTCATACCTTGTTCGGTTTTGGGACGCTTTGTAGGTACTCCTATTCTTTCAACTATATTCTTGATAAAAGTTGGAGAACGATATAAACTTTTTGCTATATCGCTGACAGGTTCGCCTTCTAAATATGCTTGTACTGTTCGTTGTACTTCCATATCTGTAGCTCGTTTACCTCTGTTAAGTTCTTTTCTTCTAGCACGAAAGTCCATTGTCTCTTGGTGTTCTTCTATAATCTTGCTAAGTCTTGTAGTATTATAACTAATGTTTAGCATCTCACACGCCTCTTTCTTTGTTATAGGTGTGTCTGATTGTAGATGTCCAATGACTCTATCTATGTTTACTTCGTCTAGTTTTTCGTGTTTTTTACTTTTTATTGCCATTAATTTAGTGGGTTGTTTAACCCTGTATCAATCATCCAAAATGCTAAAATCATCATTCCGAATGTAAAAAATTGAAAGAAAGCTCCTAATACTACTGTTATAAGAACAGCTTTTACTGTTTCTTCGTAGTCGCCTTGTTCTTCTAGCCACTCCTTTTCTTCTTCAGGTGAGGCATTCTTTTGAAATAGAAGTTGTTGTTGTTTTGGAAACTCGTCTCTCATTTTATGTTTGTTATTGTATTGACCTCTATGTCAATAGTTTTTTTACTGTCTAAGTCCCACAAAATTATCTTATCAGAGGTTCTCTGAATAAAATTTCCTTTGAGGGTACATCTTACTTTGTGAGTTTTACTACTAGTAAGTGATTTATAAGTTACAATTCTATCTTGTCGCCATAACTGGCGGTGTACTTCTGCGAATGACATTATTTTATGTTTAAGTGTTCGTTGCCGTTGACTGTATTAAAGCGTCGTACTAGATACTTAAAGTTGTTTACTATATAAGTGGATTCATCCTCTGTTATAGAATGATAACTCTTGGTTTCATCCATATAATCTACATACATTCTACTTAAGAATGATTTAAACTCAGGACTGAATGCATCTGTAAAAGCTTCAACTATCATGTTTTATCTGTGTTCATTTGAATATCATACTCATCTAGTTCTTTTTCTAGTTTAGCGTTTGCTTCCCTGTCTATATGCCCTAGTAGTATCATAGTATAGTGTATAACTTTATACAAATCAAGTTTTTGAGTTTTGTCTGTTTTCTTTCCCCATCTCTGAGCATATTTTAATATGTTGCCTACACAAAATCCTTCACCATGTCCTGCATCAAATATAAATTCAGTAGCCTGAATCTTGTCTTGTGCATAGTGCTGGTCATAAGTGGAATCTACATATGCAATTATCTTTAGAATTGTAGTATCTTCGTGAAACTTATAGTCTATGTCTTTATTAAGTCTAGTCATTATTTTCCCTTTTTCTTTACCCAGTCGTTCCATCTTTGTTCACAGTATTCTGTAAAGGCTATGAATGCATCGCTTTGTAGGGCATAATTAATTCCAAACCAGTAGGCTGCTACACTAAATATGTACTTGCCTATTGAATATGGAAAAAGTATTATTGAATTTAAAAGGTCTAACACTATATGTCTCCGTCTTTTCGTACTTCACTACGGACTGTCTCAAATCCGTTAGGGTATCTACTCTCGAGTTTATTAATATTTTCTTGCATTACTTCTTGTGGAGTGTACCCTAACGCTGTACAACCTTGAACCCAATACCACAGGACATCGCCTAGCTCTCGCTTTAAGTGGTATCGTTCGTCTTTGTTGAATGGTTTACCCTGAAATATAATCTTTTTGATTACTTCTGAGAACTCTCCTGATTCAGCCTGCATACCGATTGATGCTGTGAGTAGCTGTGAGAATTCTGTTGTTGGGTGTTCTAGTGTGAGGTCAACTAGCTTTTCGCATAGTTTGACTGTATCTAAACTTTCTTTAGATGTTGTGCTGACTACAAACTTTGCGTAGTCATTAAAATTTTGTTGGTCTGGTTGTCTGTCGTACATTCTTGTCCTGTTAATGTGTTAAATTTCGTGATGAATACCACTTGGATAACCAAGTGTCTACTCTTTCTTCTGTCCAGTGTTCTGGAAAGTATACTGAGATATAAGGTTTATCTTGTAATACGACTCTCATAGTCCGCATAGTCCTCGTTCCACCAATGTGGTTTATCTCTAAACTTCCAGCTTGCAAAGGTTGCTTTATCTAAGTGGTAGTAGTCTCTGTACGACTGTATAGGATTGTCATAATCCTTCAACTCATCTGGCATAGCTAATCCGAACTCTGTAAAACCTAGTCTTTCCATATGTACTGGCTCTGGCAATTTATTTACTACTTGATGTATGGACTTATGTTCTTTGCCATATCTATATCTGTACTCGTCATTTAGAGCATTGCCATAGCAATGTGTCCACTCATGATTATCTAGTGATGATCTTGCCCATATAGTACATGGGTGATTATACATCATTGGTAGATAAGGAGTGATTGGTCTGTCCTCTGGAAGCAAGTGTTTAATTTTTGCTTTTTCTTCGTTCAACACATCTCTTTCTTCTTTATTCAAAGCTCTAGGAACAAAGCCTAGAAACTTATCAATCCATATGCTAGTGCATAGTATCTGTGCTACTTCGAGAGGCATCTTAACAATATGTTTGTCAACATGATACTCGGCACACTTATCTAAATTTTCGTCTAAGTAAAATAAATTCATAAGTATATTATACAGAAATTCTGAGGATAAGTCAAGTAATATTTTTAGGTTTGCTGAAAATATTACTTACTATTAATTTTGTCTTTCGCTGTTCCTGCATATAGTCCAAACCAAGCTGCGCCTGCTCCTACTACAATAGAAATCAACCCTGATTGCTCTAATGTGGGTACATCTAGTTCCATGAACCAAAAAGTACAATAGTATAGTAAATACATATATACTGATAAGAACATTCTAGGAAATATACGCCAAGAGTCTATCATCTGTGAAAACCAAATTGCTTTTTGCCAAGGATTATCTGGCTCTCTTTCGTTCTCTAATTCTCTAATCTTTTCTTTTAGTTCCCCTATTTCAGAAACCATTGCCATGAATTTATTAAGGTCTATTTCAACCTCGTTTCGGCTCATGTCGCCTTGAAATTGTTCGCTAGGTTGTGCCATGCTTAC